AGAGCAGATGGAAAACGAATTACGTAACTTTATTATAGGCCAATATGGTATGAATGCGTGGCAAGAAATTATACGTATTCAAGGTGAGATTAGAAAAAGACAAAGGGCAGAAGCTGCTAGAATAGCACAAGAACGTGAGCAGTTAATATATAACGCTACTATTATAGGTTTAATTTTATTCTTTTTATCTTTTCTTATACCATTTATTTGGTTTGTATATGAAGGATTACAGTGATATAATAAGGAATGTTGAATGGCAAACTTAAAAAAACCTCAAAGGAGTTTAAAAGCTTGGACAAAACAAAAGTGGAGAACCAAAAGTGGTAAGCCATCCACGCAGGGTCCAAAAGCTACAGGAGAACGTTACTTACCAGCGAAAGCGATTAAAGCATTATCCGCAAAAGAATACTCAAAGACTTCGGCAGCTAAAAGAAGAGGAACTAAACAAGGAAAACAATTTGTTAAGCAGCCTAAGACTGTCGCAAAGAAAGTTAGAAAATATAGGAAGGTCAAGTAATGGCAGGTAAATCTTCTAAATATCCCGGTGTAAAACGTCTGCCATCAGGAGGCATAGAATATCGTGGTACTAAATTTGCAGGGTTTAACAAACCTAAAAGATCTAATCGTCCAGAAAAAAAGGGAATGGTTCTCGCAAAGGACGGAGATACAATTAAGCTTATTCACTTCGGAGCAAAAGGATATGGACATAACTATTCACCAACGGCTCGTAAATCTTTTAAAAGCCGCCACGCAAAAAATATTAGTAAGGGCAAGCTTAGTGCTGCTTATTGGGCCGATAAAGTATTATGGGCTGGACCGGGCAAGTCTAAAAAAAGTCCACCAAAAACTCAGCAACATAAGAAGTATGGTAAGGAGAAGTAAGTAATGGAACTACCTAAAAAATCGCCAGTACGTGCAATTAAAAATTTGTCAGATAGTCAGTTAAAAAAACTGAGTAAAAATTTTGACAATACATTAAATAAAGCAACTGCTTTTCATAGTTTATCTGCAGTTTCTCCTAATCCTAAAATGAAAGAGTTTGGTGAAAAGTTTATAGAAAATTATAAATTTGCTAAAAAATTTAAACCTATTGTACAAAAAGAAATTTTAAAACGTGACAAAGGTAGATCAATGCCTGATGAATCAGTAAGTCCTAAACCTAAAAAAACAGTGAATAAAAAAGCAGGACAACAAGTAGGTTTATCTTCTACTAAGGCTGTTAAACAAATTAAAAAAGATACAGATGAAGAAAAGAAACGTAAGTATAAACAATTTAGAAATAACAATCCTAGTACTCCACCAAGTGTTATGAAAAAAGGTGGTAAGGTTAGTTATAAAAAGGGTGGGAAAATTGGCTGCTCACATAATAGGTTATATTAAGAATGTCTATCAATCGTGCAAGTGTTGGACAGCAAATCATAAAAGCCCCATCGAAAAGACGATTGAAGAGGACTTCTGGCAACAGGAATGGCGCAAAACCTATGATCCGATTAAAAGACCTTAAACTAAGATTAAAGAAAAGTAAAAAGAGTAGGTTGTATTAATGGCTACTTCAGGTACATTTAACTTCAATATGGATATAGATGAAGTTATTCAAGAAGCAATGGAGATGATTGGTGGCGAAGAAACTCTTGGTCACGAGCCTAAGTCTGCACGGCGTTCTATTAACCTTATCCTTCAAGACTGGCAGAACCGTGGCGTTATGCTATGGACTGCCAATACTTCTGCCGTTACGCTTGCAACTAGTGTAACTACCTTTGCACTTGCTTCTTCTACTATTGATGTGCTTGAAGCTGTACATAATCGTAATGATACAGATGTTCAGCTTGAACGTATTTCTATGCAGGAATATCTAAAGATACCTAATAAAGGACAGACAGGACGTACAACACAATATGCGGTACGACATGAACGTGGCAACCCTGTGGTACATTTGTGGCCTATTCCAGAAAATAATACTGATCAAATAAAATTAGAATTAGTTCGTTATATGGAAGATGTAAATAAATCTGCTATTCAAAATGCAGATATTTCTCGTAGGTTTCTTCCGTGTTTAACTGCAGGTCTTGCATATCAAATGTCTATTAAACGTCCTAATGTTGATATGAATAGAATTCAAATGATTAAGACAGAGTATGAAGAAAGACTTGGACGTGCAATGGAAGAAGACAGAGAACGTGTAAGTATATTCTTTAAACCAAAGGTAACTGTTTAATGGCTACACGAAGAGATGTATATGGTCTTTGTGATACTTGTGGATTCAGATATAAATTAAACCAGCTAAAGAAAAATAGTTATGGTTTAATGGTATGTCCTACCGATTATGATTATAGTTACGATTTAAAAAATCATCCACAAAACAAATCACCAAGAATAGATGAAAAAGAATTTATTCGTGATATACGTCCTGACCCTAATACAGACCGTAACGGTGCATGGACTGCAGTAACCATTACATTTAATAATAACCTCAAGTATTGGAATTTGATATAATGGCAGATTTAACTGGAAAACTCATAGCAGATTCGTATAAGAATCTTTTACAAACATCTGATACAAACAGTAATGGTTTAGGGTCAGGTCAGTTTGTTTATATTCAGGATGGTGCAGGACGTAACTCTACACTGCAGATTTCACAGTCAGGTATTAATCTGACAGGTACAATTCAAATTAATGGTACACAACTTGTAGCAACTGCAGAGCAACTTAATACTGCCGCAGCAGGTGCAACATCTGTTACAGGTATTGTAGTTGAATCAGGTGACAGTAAATATGGTCGTACACTAACAGGTACTGCAGGTGTTACTATTACCAATGCTAATGGTACTGCAGGTAATCCTACATTTGCTCTGACACAAACAAGTGTATCTGCAGGTACTTATGGGTTAAGCCAGTTTACAGTAGATGCCTATGGTCGTATTACAGATGTAACAGTTGCCAATACTGTATCAGCTAATTCATTTGTAGGTGGTACATTTAGCGGCTCTTCACTTACAATAGAAAACAATGTATCAGTAAGTGGTACACTTGATGTTGTAGGTGCTGCTAATATTGATGGTAAGTTGTCTGTATCAAACGATATTAATAGTACTGGTACTCTTACAGTTGCAGGTGCTACGTCTGTAGGTGGTAAACTTACTGCAGGTAACATTTCAACAAGTGTAGTAAGTGCTACATATTTGTATGGTGATGGTTCTAACATTACAGGTCTTGCAGGTGCAGGTACAATGACTGCCTTAACTGCAGGTACAGGTATTCACATTCTTGAAAATGCTACAACTGTAACAGGCATTACTGGTTCAGGTACAGTTGTTATAAATTCTAATCAGTCTTTTGGTACAGTAAGCGTAACTACACTTGATGTAAATAATAATCTTATTGTAGATGGTAGTGCAACTTTTGTAGATAATGCTGCTCTTCATTTTGGTACAGATAAAGATTTAACTATTCAACATAATGGTTCTAATTCTTTAATTACTGACAGTGGAACTGGAAATCTTTTTATACAAAGTAATGAAATACGTTTAACCAATACTGGTTCGTTTTCTATGCTTACCCTTACAGACGGACAAGATGCAGACTTTCCGTATGGTGTTCAAGTAAGCGGTACAGTAAGTGCTACAAGCTTTGTTGGTCCAACTATTACTTCTATTAATAATGTTATTGCGGCAGTATCTGCAATTACTTCAGTTAATGCGGCAGCAATTACATCTATTAACAATGCTATTGGTGGTGCTGGATATGCAACAACTTCACAACTTGCAGTAGTATCAGCATATGCAACAAGCATAACAGAAGCTTTATCGGCTACACTAGCAACATCTATTGGTAATCATTTACCACTTGCAGGTGGTACTATGACTGGTGCAATTACACTGCCGGGTAATCCTTCTGCAAACCTTGAAGCCGCAACAAAGCAATATGTAGACAATTTAACTGCTGCGGCTATTCACTTCCATGATGCAGTTCGTGTAGAATCACCTATTAATCTTAATGCTACTTATAATAATGGTACTGCAGGTGTAGGTGCTACACTTACTAATGCAGGTACTCAAGAAGCATTGGTTATTGACGGTGTAACTCTTAATACATCTGACCGTGTGCTTGTATATGAACAAACAGATGCTACACAAAATGGTGTGTATACAGTTACTGATGTAGGTTCTGGTTCTACTAATTGGGTACTTACTCGTGCAACAGATGCAGATAACTACGCACCGGGAACTAATAGTGGTCTTGACGAAGGTTCTTACTTCTATGTTCAAGAAGGTGATACAGGTGCAGGTGAGGCTTATGTATGTAATACAATAGGTACAATTACTTTTGGTACAACTAATATTACCTTTATACAGTTTAGTTCTGCTCTTGTCTATACTGCAGGTTCAGGAATTAATATTAATGCAAGCCGTGTAATATCAGTATCTGGTGTTCCTTCATCAGCTACCATTGCCGCCTTGTCAGCTACAATGGCTACGTCTATTGACAATAGTAACACTAATATTACTACCAATACTAATGCTATTACTTCTATTAATAATGTAACAACATCTATTAATAATGTTATTACTGCTCTGTCAGCTACGATGGCAACAAGCATTGACAATAGCAATACAAATATTACTACGAATACAAATGCCATTACATCTATTAATAGTGTAATTGGTACAGTATCTAGTACACTGGCAACTTCAATTGCTAATCATTTGCCCTTGTCTGGCGGCACATTAACTGGTAATATAGTAAATGCTGTACATACGGCATCTCTTACTGGTGCTAATACACCTGACTTTAGTACTTATAATAGTTTTGTTTGGACACTTACAGGAGACTTAACTCTTAATAACCCTACTACAGAAGTAGGTGGCATGGCAGGTGTGTTTGTATTTAAACAGGATGCAACAGGAACTAGATTGCTTTCACTTGGTTCTGAATATAAAACAGCAGGTGGTTCAGGTATTACATTGTCAACTGCGGCAGATGCAGTAGATGTTGTTCCTTATTTTGTAGAAGTTACAGGTACTATTTATTTAGGCGCAGCTACGAAAGCTTTCGCATAGGAGTTATATAAATGAGTTTGACTAATAGTCCATTTTGGTTTTCATCTGGTGCTACCTCTGCAGGTGGTGGCGGTACTGTAGTATATCCTACAAGTATTAACCAATCTTTACGTGTTGATGATTCTAAAAGCCAACGTATGTATCAAAATACTGTAGCTGGTAGCGCACAAAAATTCACAATGTCATGCTGGATTAAACGCACAGAGTTAAGTGATGCTGGCACTATTTTTTCAAGCTGGAATGGTGCGTCTAACTTTGTAAATATATATTTTAGTGGGGATTACCTATATGTTTATATTTGTGATAACCGTTCTGGATTTGTTGATTATAACTTTAACACCCAATCTGCGGCAGGTGGTGGAATTATATTTAGAGATGTAAGTGCTTGGTATCATATAGTAGTTGCTGTAGATACTACTCAATCTTATGTCTATGAAAGATATAAAATATATATAAATGGTGTTGATACACAAGCACGTTCTGGTGGTTCTGGGAATGACCTTCCATTAAATTACAATATGGAAATTAACGAAGCTAGTGGTCAAAACTTTATATTTCATAATCCAGACAGTTCAACATATTATGGAAGTTTTTATGTTGCTGATATGGTTTATGTTGATGGCACAATGTATGATGCAAACACTTTTGGTGAGTTTATTAACGGCATATGGGTTCCTAAAGATATTTCTGCTCAATCAATTTCATATGGTAATAATGGATTTTATTTAACATTTTCTGATAACTCTACTGCTTCAGCATTAGGTACAGATTCTAGCGGTAATGGAAATAATTTTACAACAGTAAATAATTTTGCTACTAGTGACCAAGTGCCGGATAGTCCGACTAATAACTTTGCTACTTGGAACGTGTTACAGCCAACAGGTGCGGCGCAAGGGACAATGACGCTTTCTGAAGGCAATATGAAAGCAACTGGCGGCTCAAGCATTTACCGTCAAGTTATGGGCAATATGTCTGTGCTTGGTGGCAAGTGGTACACTGAGTTCTATATCACTGATGCTGGCTATCCATCTTGGCAAGTTGGTTGGACAAAGGCAAATAGATATGAAGCCTTTACAGGTGCTGGAACCGAATCTACAGACCTAGCAAATTTTGGAGATTTTAGTACTTCAAATGGTTTTATTTCAACATTTGGTCAGGCAAGCTTTGGAACACAATACGCATGGTCAACTTTATGGTCTGGTGGAACAGCACCAACAACAGGCGATGTAATTGGTTGTGCCGCTGATTTTGATAATGGCAAGTTATGGTGGTCAATTAATGGAGAATGGATAAATATAGGTGCTGGTGCTGGTGACCCAGCAAATGATTCAAATCCATCAGCAACCTACACTGCATCTGATTATGAAGATGATTTTAAATCACCACATTATTTGAACTACAATGGGTCTGCTGTTTTGAACACTGGTCAGGATAGCACGTTTGCTGGAAACACAACTGCTGGCGGCAACAGTGATGCCAACGGCTACGGTGATTTTAAGTATTCTGTGCCATCCGGCTTCTTGGCGATGTGTTCAGCCAACCTGCCAGCACCAGCTATTGGTCCTCAACTAGCTTCAGGCCAACAGTCTGACAATTACTTTGAAACTATCCTATATACAGGTACTGGAGCAACACAACACATTGGTTCAGGTGGCGCACAGCATCCTATAGATGTTACTACTGTTGCTAATAGTATTAGATTTAATGATGATGATAGTGCTTATTTAAGCCGCACACCTGCATCTGCTGGTAATCGTAAAACATTTACACTTTCTACTTGGATAAAACCAAATCCAGCAGCTACAAATTATCCTCCTATTTTTAATGCAGGAACAAGTGCGCCAGATACGGTAATCAGACTTGATAATACTGGCAAGTTGCAGGTTGTACTTGAAAATGGTGGAGGCAGTGATTCGCAACTTACTACCAATAGAACATTAAAAAGTTCTTCAACATGGTATCATATCTTAGTTGCTGTAGATACTACAAACGCCACGGCTGATGATAGAATAAAAATTTATATTGATGGTGTTGAGGAAACATCTTTTGCATCTAGAACAAACCCATCTTTAAATTTAGATACAAATATTAATAATACAGTAGTTCACAAAATTGGAGCACAGAGATATGCATCCTATTGGGATGGCTATATGGCAGAAATGTATTTTATTGATGGTACTGCTTTAGACCCAACATATTTTGGTCAATACGGTTCTAATGGTTATTGGATTCCAAAAGCTGTATCAGGTTTAACATTTGGTACTAATGGTTTCTATCTTGACTTTTCTGACAACTCAACTGCTACTGCATTGGGTACAGATAGTTCAGGTAATGCTAACAACTTTAGTGCAACTAACGTAGCAACAACTGACCAGATGGGTGATAGTCCTACACAAAACTTTGCTACATTTGACCCTAACAGACCTTCTGGAACAACACTTACTTTATCAGAAGGTAACTTAAAAGCAGAAAGAACAAGCACTTCTTTTGCTCAAGCATATTCAACTTTTGAAATGACTAGTGGTAAATGGTATGCGGAGTTTTTATTAGATGCAGGTAACAGTGGTGTAGGTGTTATTGCTGGTAGAACAATTCCTAGTACAAATAGATATATGGGGCAAGATAGTTACACTTATGGATATTATGTTGATGGACGTAAAGTAAATAACGCAACGTATACAACTTATGGAGATAGCTATACAACTGCCGCAGATGGTTCTGGTGATGTAATTGGTGTTTTAATTGATGCAGATAATGGAAACATATCTTTTAGTAAAAATGGAACAGTTCAAAACTCTGGTATTCCTGCTTTTAGTGGAATACAAGGCCCATTCAGATTTGCTATAGCATCTGAATCAAACTGTTTTCACATAGCTAACTTTGGACAAGACGATACATTTTCAGGTTTTAAAACAAGTGGTAGTGCAGGAGCAGCAGACGGTAATGGCTATGGAAAATTTTATGATACACCACCTACTGGCTACCTTGCTTTGGTAAATGACAATATTCCAGTAGAAGGTATAACTGGTCCTGATTTTGTATGGTGGAAGAACCGAACTGATGTTGCATCGCATATGCTTGGAGATAGCGTTAGAGGTGCTGGTAAGGTTTTGTCTTCTAATAACACTGACGTTGAACTTGATAGCACATCAACGTATTTTTCATCATTTGACTATGATGGATTTACAGTTGGGACTGCTAATGTAACAAATGGTTTAAATGATAAAATGGTAGCTTGGACTTGGAAAGCAGGTGGTAAAGCTAATACATTTAATATAGATGGTACAGGCTATGCCTCAATAGCTGCATCACCTATTAGTGATGGTACTATTCCATTAACAGGTTTGTCTACTAATACAACTTCTGGGTTTAGTATTCTTGGCTATGCTGGCACAGGTTCTAATGGAACAGTGGCTCATGGCTTATCTAGTGCGCCGGAGATGTTTATCTGCCGCAACCGCACCAACGCAAGAGACTGGCTGGTTTACCATAAAGACATTGGCTACACAAAAGACATCTTCCTGAACCTGACAAATGCAGAAAGAAGCAATGACGTTTATCAGCAACAGGCACCTGATAATAGTTTGATTTATCTTGAGACACAAGACAGGATAAATGAAAGTGGGTCAAATCATATTATGTGGTGTTTCCACAGTGTTGATGGCTACAGCAGGGTCGGCAAATATGTCGGCAACAATTCTACAAATGGCCCCTTTAATTACACAGGGTTTAGGCCAGCGTTTGTTATAATAAAAAGAACAGATAGCACGGCAGGATGGGTTCTTTACGATGATAAAAGGGACACATACAATCAGATGCAATATGTATTATGGCCTAATTTAAATAATGCTGAATACACATCAAACTTGCTTCATGTAGATTTTTTAAGCAATGGCTTTAAGGTTCGTAATGCTACTTATGGTGAAACTAACGCATCAGGCGGCAGTTACATTTACATCGCCTTTGCCGAACAACCTTTTAAATACGCCAATGCACGATAGGAGAATATAAATATGCCTTGGAAATATAAAGCAAGAATTATTAAAGAAGGAAGAGCATGGCAGGATGACTATGGTATCCAGCATCCTTCTTCATGGGTGCGTTGGTCTGCTGAAACTAAAGCATCTAAAGGTTTAGTGTGGGAAGAACCACCTGCACCACACGATGGACGTTTTTACTTTGGTAGAGACTTGGATGGTAATCTTATTCCACGTGACTTGGCAGAACTTAAAGCTGGTGAAATTGCCAAAACAAAACAAACTGCAGGTAGTCTTCTTAGTTCTACTGATTGGTATGTCACACGTGAAGTAGAAGAAGGTACAAATTGTCCTACTAATATTAAAAACTATCGTAGAGCAGTACGTGCTAAATCAAATGAAATAGAACAACTCATTGATAAGACAATAAGTATTGACGAACTAAAAGCTTTGATGGAAGTGGCAGAAGGTGAAAAAGCTGCACCTATTAATAACTGGCCTGAACTAGAGGACTTTTAATGGAAATGAATAACCTTATAGATATTCTTTTAATGGTAATTGCCAGTGCTTTTGGTTGGTGGGCTAATAATACTACCAAAGAAGTAAAGCGTCTTGAGATTCTTCTTAACAGAACAAGAGAAGACTATGCAACACGTGGTGAACTAAAGGAAGATATGGATAGGGTTATGGAAGCCTTGCACCGTGTAGAAGATAAATTAGACCGTATATTGTCTGACAGACGTAATTAGTATATAATAGTAGCAACAGTTTAAGAATAGGAACTAAGATATGCCTTCAAGTTATACCACCAGAATACGAATAGAAAAACAGGCAGACGGTGAAAATCCCAACTCATGGGGTGACATCCTAAACCAGAACGTCATTGACTTGCTTGATGACGCTGTTGGTGCTTATGTAACTATTGGCACATCAGGCACACAGATTGTAAATGATAATACACTAACAACTAACAACGGTTCTGCAGATGAAGCACGTGCAGCAACTCTTGAATTACAAGGCTACGTAGTTAGTGCATCAGCCGCTAACATTGTCCTTCCTGCAGTTTCCAAAACATACGTAGTTCATAATAAGATTACACAGTCCTCTGCTACTGGTACTGTTCGTATTATGAATACTGGTGCAACTGCAACAGGCTTTGTAGTTCCTACCACAACAACAGGAACTAGCACATTCCTTATTACTACTGACGGTACTAATGTACGTGGTATTGATACTGCAGGTCTTGGTATTCCCGGTGGTTCAGCGGGTGCGGCAACACGTAGTGTAATTACAAGCATTGGTGAAATTGAAACCACAACGGTTGACCCTGTAACATCTGTTACTGCAACTGGTGTAAGTACATTTATTTCTAATACTTCAGTAGTAAACCCTGCACTGATGGCTTTGTCTACCACAGACATTCGTTATGTAAATACAAGTGCTGGTTATACTAATACTATAGCTTCTGAAAATATTATTACTGGTCAAACATATTCACCTCTTGTTACTGTTGCTGTTTCTGATACTAGTATCTTTGCTGTTGACATGACTGCAGGTAATAACTTTATTGTGTATCTTAGCGCAGATAGTACGCTACGTCAACCAGATAATATTAAAGTAGGACAACAAGGTATTATTTATGTTATCCAAGAACAGACATTAGGCGGTAAAACACTATCATATGCAAATGACTTTAAGTTTGTAAGTGGTACAGTTCCAACAATTACAACATCTATTTCTGCAGTTGATATGCTGGTATACAGTGTTCGTAGTGTAGCTACGACAGTAACAGCAGCCGTAACGGTAACAACTGCATTTATTGACGCAGCAGCAATCCAAAACTTTACAAGGTAAGACATGGCTTCTACTTCAGGAAAGCTTGCCAAACTTGAGTTCGTACCGGGGTTTCACAGAGAATCTACACAGTATGCGGAAGAAGGCAAATGGTATGATGGCAACAGAGTTCGCTTTCGTGATGGAAAGCCTGAAAATCTTCGTGGCTATGAAAAGGCTGTAAACGATACTCCGTTTACTGGTATTGCTCGTGACCTAATTACTTGGTCAGATAATGATACTAAGAAGCTTATGTCATTTGGTACAGAAAAGTTTCTGTATGTAGTAGATTCAAATCAACTATATGATAGTACTCCTTTTGTGTCTGCAGCTACACTTACAAGTGTAATGAATACACAATTAAATTCTCCTCTTGTAAGTATTAGTATAACAAACCATGGGGTGTCTGTCAATGACCGTATTTATATTACTTCTGCAACTAGTATTGGTAATAGTGGCATACTTCTATCTGGTGAATATTCTGTAGTTGCCGTAGGCGGTCTTAATAACTTTACTATCTCTGCTACAACTTCTGCTATAAATGCAGTAACTGATGGTGGTACTGCAGACATAGAATTTATTCTTCCTGTAGAAAATACTGTACCTGTTCAGGGTACTGGTTATGGTGCAGGTACATATAATGCAGGTGTAAGTACAACTGGTGCAAGAGCATGGAACCGTCCAGCTGCTACAGGTGCTATTACATTTAAGAACTCACAATGGTCATTGGATAATTGGGGTGAAGACATGGTGGCCTGTCGCCGTGGTGGTAAGATATTCTACTTGGATGTAGATGCCTCTATTACACCAGAACGTGCAGTTGTTGTTTCTGCAGCACCTTCAGTAAACAATTATATTCGTGTGTCACCTAATGATAGACACCTTATTGCTTTTGGCTCTAATGAGTTTGGTACTGGCGATTATAATCCAATGTTGGTTCGTTGGTCAGACCAAGAAAACTTTAACAACTGGACACCTTCTATTTCTTCTACATCAGGTGAAGTAATCCTTACAGGTGGTACAGAAATACGTGGTGCTATTCGTTCACGTAATGCTATTAACATTTGGACTGACAATGCTATGTATACACAGCAGTTTGTTGGTCCACCTTTTATATTTAACTTCCAGCAAGTGGGTACTAATTGTGGCCTAATTGCGCCACACGCTGCAGTTGATGTGGATGGCATTGCATACTGGATGGGTGAAAATAACTTCTATGCTTTTGACGGACGTGTAAGAAACTTGGATTGTACTGTACGTAGGTATCTATATGAAAGCTTTAATGAAGTAAATAAAGATAAAGTATTTGCAGGAACTAACTCTGAGTTTAATGAAATTATTTGGTTGTACTGTTCTGAGTTTGCAACAGAACCTGATAGCTATATTATCTATAACTATAAAGAAAACCATTGGGCATTTGGTACTAGCTTCTATTCAACATATGCAGACCACAGTGTGTATGAAAATACAATAGCCACTGGTCGTGTGTCTGCTACTGCTGATAGATATGTATGGAACAATGAACCTAAAGACGAATACAAAGGCGATGGTAAGATACTACCATCATACTTAGAATCTGCAGAGTTTGAGATTGATGATGGTAATGAAATTTTATTTGTAGATAGAATTATTCCAGATTATACTATTACAAATAACGGTTCAATAGAATTAACATTACAGTTCCAAGAATATCCTAATAGTGCAATTATAACAAAAGGACCATACACTGTACAACAATCTACTAAGAAGATTGATTTACGTGGTAGAGGAAGACAGGCTAAGATTATTGTGTCTGCAAGTTCAGATAGTTCTTGGCGTTGGGGTGCGGTTCGTGCTAATATCCAGCCGGACGGTAAAAGATAATGGCTAACTATCCTAAACTTCCTGTTTATAGAATGACTAGTGGTATGTCTTCAGAAGAACTGTACAGGGAAATAAGACAGTTTGCAGATTTATTAGGTTATGAATTAGACACAAGAGATAATCAGATAGATAATAAACCTGCAAGTAAAGTATTAACAGTGGTAACTGTAGCATCAATAGGTAGACCTGCTAACGGTGATATTGTATTTGCTGCAAGTGCAGGTAAGTTTAGAGGCTATGTTAGCGGAACTGGATGGGTGGATTTTAACTAATGAACAGACAACAATACTTTGATTTAATAAATAACAGCACCTATGTTACCAATATTAATAGTGGTGTCGTACAAACCAATGACTATTTTGGAACAAAAACAGTCCAAGGTATGGCATTAAACCTTAATTCATTGTATAATAAGAGTAGTAATTTTCAGGCAGATATGACTAAAGCACAGTCAAATTATATGTCTCCAAATAAGGTATCAGCATAATGGCTTATTACATTAATAGACAAGCACCTATGTCAGGTATTTCTAGTCTTCTTGCATTAAAAGGTAGGCAAGGAGATTCTGAACTTGTACATATGTCAAAACCAGAAATGAATTTACTTCAGCGTATGGGTAAACTTACAATCAATCCTAAGACTGGTTTACCAGAAGCGTTTAATCTTCAAGATTCTTTTGAAGGTATAGCAGGTTTATTAAATCAAGATATATCTGGTAAGCAAGCCATGCAGGAACTTATGAACTTTGGTCGTAATAAACTTGCTGATTATAACGCTGATGACATGGAAGAAGAAGAAATGGCTATGGAAGAACAGCTAATGCAGCAGCAATCTATGCAGATGGCTCCACAACAGCCACAACAAATGGAACAGCCTCAGATGCCTATGATGAACCAAGGTGGCCTCCTTGCGCTTCTATCAGCCGGGAAACAGCCTTCTAGTGCAGGTAAATACTTTGAAGGAATGGTTGACGGTAAAGGTGACGGAATGTCAGATGAAATAGAATTTAAAGTTGATGGTGATCCACAAATTAAAAAGGCTCGTTTAAGCCGTGATGAATATGTAATTGCTGCAGATGTTGTGTCCGAACTTGGTAATGGTTCGTCTGATGCAGGTGCAGAAAAACTAGATAAGTTTATGCAGGATGTTAGACATAAAGCAAATGGAACAGGAAAACAAATGAACCAGATTAATGGGGACAAAATAATTAAGGAGTTAACATAATGGCAGACCCACAATACGATGTGCCAGAGGATTATAAATCTGGTCTAAAAGATGTTCTTAAAGAAGCAAAAGAAATTTATGAACAGAAAAAAGGATTGGGTTACCAAACCTATGCAGGTCCACAGATTGCAGGGTTTAGCCCTGACGAACTGGCAGCTATGCAAGGCATTGCAGGTTTGGTTGGTGCAGGTCAACAGTACTTTGCTCCGTCTGCTGCTTTAACTTTAGGACAGACACAACAGTTTACACCACAAATGGCTACTCAGTATATGTCCCCATACCAGCAAGCCGTTGTAGATGTAGAAAAGCGTGAGGCTGTACGTCAAGCGCAGGTTCCTATGCAACAAGCACGTGCTAAAGCAGTTGGTGCTGGCGGTTATGGTGGGTCACGTCAGGCCATTCTTGAAGCAGAACAACTACGTAACTTACAACAACAGCTTGGTGATATTCAAACTAAAGGTTCGCAAGCTGCTTATGAAACTGGTCTTCGTGCATTTGAAGCACAGAAAGAACGTGAACGTGCTGCAGCTTCTGGCCTTGCTGCCTTGGGTCAGGCTGCACCTAAACAGGCTCTTACAGAACTTACTGCTTTGTCTGGTATTGGTGAAGCACAACGTGGCATGACACAGGCGGGTTTGGACATTGCTCGTCAGGAGTTTGAGCAACAGCAACAATATCCATATACTACACTTGGTCAATATCAGTCTACACTTTATGGTTATCCTTACCAATCTACAGCAAGGTATCAGCCAATGGCTCAACCATCTTCATCACAGAACCTTGCAGGTATTCTTGGTGCAGTAGGTAAGATTGCAGGTCCTTCTGGATTTGGTTTCTTTAATACTGGTGGTTCTATTGCTTATAGATCAGAAGGTGGATTATCTGGTCAGATTAAAAACCTACAAGGTGCAGGAATGATTGGTGATACTGGTGTCAGTGAAGCATCTCCACTAGGTCAAGATTTAAGTAAAGCAACTTTTATTTCTGCTTTAGGTAGTTTATTACAAGGACAGAAAAATATTACAACAGAAAAAGAAGAATTATTTAAACGTCAACAGGAAGCTGCTGCTAAGAAAATGGAAGAATTAGAAAAGCAGCGTAGTCCTATTAATTATATTTCAGATCTTTTACTTGGTTATGCACAGGCCACACCGGGAGCAGGGGTAGGCGCACAGCTTGCAGAGGCAAGTGAGTTTGCAGGTGAACGTAGACCAGACCTTGTGTCGGCTGAATATGAAATTGAACAGCAGTTGGCAGAAGGTCGTATTAGTATAGAAGAAGCTAAGTTAAAAGAAGCAGAGTTGTATTATGATTCTATTGCAGATCTAATGAAAACTAAGAATATAGATTTAACTGAAGCAAAAAAGATTCAAGATATGATAGATTCTCAACTTGGTTTTAGATATGATGAAGTTAATAATAGATATGTAAATAGTGAAGGCAAACCTTTATCAGCAGATGAAGCACTTAGTAGAGCTAGATTCCTTGAAGAACAACTTCAAAACTACACAGATCCTTTAGATCTTCAAAAAAATATTAGAGAACGTATTCAGTCTAGAACTGGTGGTAATGATGCAGATAGTAATAACGAAGTACCTGAAGGTAGTACAATACAAATAAAGAAAAGCGGTGGAATCCTTTCCATGATTTCAGAGGAATATGAAGATTAATGGCTGAAAGTTTCTTTTCTCTAAGTCCTGAAGATAAGAAAAAACTTCAGGAATATAAAAACAGAGAAACAGTTTTTGATCCGGGTAAGATCATTAGCAAAGCTGCTGCTGGTCTAGGAGAAGCTGCGCTTGATTTAACAGAACTTAATATTGATTTGCTTACTGCTGGTAAAGGTGGTAAGAAGTTTCGTAATGCTATTTCAGAAGCAACAAAGTATGTAGATAATAAACTTCAAGAAACATCTGCAGGTCGTGCAATTTCTGAAGCTGCTAAAGAAACAGTATCTCCTAGTAAATTAAGTACAGCCGAAGATGTTGCTGCAGATATTCTTGAGTTTGGTATAGCAACTCGTGGAATAGGTGCGGCAACAAAAGGTATAGCACAACCTACAACAAAACTAGGTAAGTTTGGTAAGCTTGCTACTGATGGTGTTCTTGCTGATGTGCTTGTCCGTGATCGTGATGAACAACTTACAAATGATTTTATTCAACTTGTTCCAGAATCAGAAGAGTATATTGGTGCGCTTGCTATTGATCCTGATGACGAACTTGCGGAAAAGAAACTGAAACAATTAATTGAAAGTGCTATTGCTGGTGGTATTATAACTGCTGCGGCAGCACCTGCAATTCTTGCACTAAAGTTTGGTGGTCGTAAATTATTTTCTAAAGTAAAAGCACTAAAGAAAGATAAGGTTGACACACCTATTGAAAACACATCAAAGGTAGAGGCAAAGAAAACAAAGATAATTCCTACACCAAGTGGTGGATACGTACAGCGTACTGGCCTTATTGAAAAAATGGGTAAGGTAAATACAAAACTTGGTCGTTTGTTTACCAGTAAGGCTGGACTACCAGATGAACTATTTAATTCTTATCTTCGCAAACAAAGATTTGCAGAAGGTGCAGACATAGAAGTACAAAAATATGTTAGAGAATTAAAAGAAGTAATAGAAAAAAACAAAGACAAACTAAGCCCAGAAGATTTTAATAACCTAACAGAAATGTCTGTACGTCAAATACAACAGGCTGTTCGTTCTGGTACTGTGCCTAAAGAAGTTGCTGATAAGTTTCTTCAGCTACGTAAGTCTGTAGATGCTAATGAAACAAAACTTCTTGATCTCCTTGATATAGACAAAGACAGTGCGCTTGGTATTAAAATGGACAAAGACTATGTGCCTTATATTACACGTAGCTATGAAACATTTACTAATCCTAAGTGGTCAACAGAAATTAAAAAAGCTTTGAAGGATGAACTAGATCCTGATCTATCTGATCACAATGCTGAGATTGTTAAGATTGTAGATAATGCTAAACGATATATTCGTAAGAACAATAAAGGACTAAATGACGAAGAAGTAAATGCTGTCATAACTAACATCGTAGAGCAAGGTAAAAAAGGTGGTCAGCTAAAAGCATTCATAGACATGATGAATGGTACAGTTGCTGGTCAAAAAATTAAAGTTCTTAAAACAAGAAAAGATCTTGATAAACCTATTCTTGATTTGCTTGGTGAAGTAAAAGATCCTACACGTAAATTTGAAACAACACTTCGTAATCAGAACAAGCTTATTGCCGAAGCAGAATATCTTAAAGATGTTAAAAAATATGCAGAACAAAACCTTGGTAAAGAAGTTACTATCAAGGGATTGTTTCCTTTTCTTCCACAAGAAAAAACTACATTCTTAAAGAAAGGTGTTTACTCAGCTAATCGTGACATAAGAAAAA